ATGTCCCAAGTATGTAGAATCATTACGCTGTCTCTATTCGTATTAGGGGCTTCGTGTGCTTTCGGACAAGCATCAGATAACCCCAGCAAAAACCAATCACCTGACACCTCCGCCACACTGAAAGCAGCTGAGGCCAACACTAAACTCGCACAAGATACGGGAAAAGCCAAGCCAAACGCCAAACCCAAAGCATCGGCAGACGCCGTGATGCCTTATGAAGTTCAACACAGAAGCTCATGTACATACAAAAGCGGGAATATTCCGCAGTACGAGTGTTGCGCGAAATGCCATGGGTTCATTAATTTGAACCCGAACCCGGGAACTGCTCTGCCCAATGTAAATGTGGTATTTGGGGCCACGCCGTCGGGTTTCGCGAACCCCGACCAAAATGAAGGGCCGCCCACCATGGATGTCGATTTGGCCAATAAGACATTTAATGGGTCCTTTCAGGACAATTCGAACCAAACATTTTCAACCCAATACGTAACAAACGGCATATACACAATCCGTATAACCGCCCAGTTGGGCCACTATTTTAGAGCTAATGATTGGAACTGCCACTACGTGTGCGAAGCCACGGCAGAGAGCCAAATCCGCATATCCCCGACTGGCGTGGCTAAGGCCAAAGAATGGGATGAAAGCGCAGAGAAAAAATCGTTGCCTCAGGATACACAACAAGCGGCCAATGAACCCTCCGGCCCATGTAGGGCGGGAGGGTTCGAGAAGGAAGTTGGTCCTGCTTCGGGTTAGATTTTTGCCCACTGTGCTTCGATGGTGGCGACTTGATCCGTGCCCGTGCCGATTCCAGAACAAGCAAACGGCACTCTCGTTATGGTTCCATTCAATCCATTGAAGACTGCCACGGTGTGGCCATTTGGGTCTAGGTAAGCCCGAGTGAAACTGTTGTCTGAAGCGGCAGATGTTGTGTCTACGTCACGGCATTGGAACGCAACACCACCAACCGTCTTTCCCGTAACGACCAACGAACTCAGCGTTCCATCAAAAATGGTTTGCCTACCATCGCCTGAAGGGCCACTGAAGAAAGAACACGAACTATTCTCTCCTGCCAAGGCCAACGGAACGAGCGAGCCTGAAGGAACCGTATCGAGGAACCCAGGCTGAAAATTGCACACGGCATCATAGGACTGTTGCAAGCGGCTGGGGGTTGGAGTGGCTTGGAACATGACCATACCGAAAACATCTGCCAGAAACGGCTTGGTGCCACTGCCCGGAAAAATGTGGGACCCTGCCCGTTGTGATGTGGCCAAGTGAACCGTTTGGCTGTGGGTCCCGGGAACAGGCAGCACTCCCGTGGAAGAACCGCAAGCAATCATCCCAAGCACAATGATGCTGGCCGTTACGGATGTGACCAAGTCACGTTTGTTAATCATTGAAAACCACTTGTTTAGAAACTTTCTCATTTGTGTCCTCTCATTGTTGATATGCGGGAATCAGAGTTCCCGGTATCAACGACCAGAACGCGGAGTGGGCATCTGCGCCAAGAGCGCCAACGTTATTACTGGATTAGTAAATAGTGGGTTCTACTTAGGAGAGAACGGGATCTTTCCCTCCAGCACATCAATCGGCACATGAGCAGCCATCTTTTGCCGGGGAATCATGAAACGAATATATTTTTGAAGCTCCTTCATTGAATGTTGCGCGATATCAACGATCACTCGATTGTGAAGCATCGCAGCCCACCCAATTTTTCTCCGAATCCTTTCTTCCTTCTGCGCTGTCTCCAATAATTTCTTTTCAATCTGGCGTTTGTGAGCCACAAGCATTTTTGTGGGAACGACGTTGCCAAATGTTCCAATGACAATGAAGTGCTTCTTGTATATTGTTCCCAAGTAATCAACAAAATGTATGTTGTTGTCTTCGAATAGAACGGGCCGATAAACCCGCCCGAAATCAACACCTGACGACTTGGAGCCTACCTCGACCAATTCTGGATCAACGACAATCCGTGGGAAAACAGCGACTTTTTCTGAAAGCTCGTATGCCCTAACTAATGCTGGCCCAAATACAAACTTTGAGTCTATAAACATGTCGCCTATGCTCACACCCCCGCGCACGAAAATGCCGTATTTAGCGACCAGCGTAAATTGAATTCCAGCTAAGACCCCTAAATCAAGGAATAACTGATCCACTAAGTTGCGCTGGCTGTCAATAAAAGTCGTGCGCAGTATCAGGTCAGAAAAGTTCTGAATCTCAGTTTGCGTGTTCCAATTCTCACTTTGGACTCTAAATGGAACACCGGCTACATTTCTGGTAGCGGCTAAGATTTTATGAACCTTGAGCGCTGAAGTTGTTCCCGCCGGAGAGCCGATCAAATCTCGAAATCCAAGGATGTCGAGATACGAGACAATAGCTTTGCGATATTTAGGCATTGATCTTCCAGATTCAATCAGGGCAGGACATACTACTCCATCTTGCCTTTCATGTAACCGATGAATTCAGCCTGAGTTTCCACCAATCGTTCGAGCAGTTCCGCAGTTTTTCCGGTGTTTGCTTGAATCGTGGGAAGGCAATTCGTTCCCATCTTGTCCACCTTCCGATTGAGAGCGTCCAATTTGGCTTGCGTTTGTTCGGCTTCCTGTTTGGAACGTTTGGAAGACGATTTCAACAAATAACCAGCCGCGCTAAAAAGCAGGCTGACAGAAAGTACCGCCACGACCTTGATCGTTGCAGGCGAGAGTTGATTGATGATTTCTTCTGGAAATTGCATGATGTTCTTACCGAGTTAGTCGTTATTCCTGCCCCAAACGGTCAGGTATGTTCCGGTTACGAATGTGTTAGACGAAGCTGCTACGGCTGTCAGCGTGTCGTAAACCGTTAGCTGAAATTGTTTCAATGGAAGGTTTGTTCCAAGATCAGAGAAAAAGCTTGCGCCACGGAAAAGTGTTGGAGTTGAAGCAACTGAAGGCGTTTGTTCGTTCCCGAATACATCCAGAACCTTCACAGCGCCCGATGCGCCATCAATGAAGATGGTGCCAGAGCGTTGTGTGTTTGAAAGAGTCTGAGCCAAAGGCAAGCCCGGAATTGCCGTGGCACCTGCGCCTGAACTCGCAGCGGTCAAATCCTCCGACACCTTGAACGAATTTGTGAGCGCAGTCGTTGATGGTGTTCCGTTTGCACACAGGAAGCGGCCAACTGGAGTTCCACCACTGTATCCCTTGATTTGGTACTTGACCATGAACTGCTGGAACGTGCCTGTCGTGGTAACAGGCCCAACCGTAACGCCTGATCCTGTTGCCGTGCCAAGGAACTGCCAATCCTTTGCCGTTGCATCCAACGCTGTGCGTGGTACACCGGTGCTGACGGATGTGCCGTTGATGGTGAAAGTGTTGCTGGTCGTCTCGAACGTTTTATTTGTTAGCGGATCGGAAGTGGCGCGACCAACGAGCTGATCTGTTGCTGCTGGGAAAGTAAGTGTATTGGAACCTGCAACCGCTGGTACTACTAAAGTCACTCCTCCCGATGTCGCACCCTGCAACAAGATCGTTGTTCCTGCAAACCCTTGAAGTTGCCCCGTACTATTGGCAATCTGCCATCCCTTCCCGGCATTGGTAGTGAAGAGAATTCCACCCAATGTGTCGTTCGCTATGCTTGCCGGGAGCGTCTGAGATGTCGTTTGTAGCGTAATGCTTCCAGCCGTGACAATGTTTCCGTTGGTATCAGCAACACTCGTCTTTGCAGCGCTTCCAAGAAACACCACGCCTGAGCCGTTTCCCTGCACAAACGTGTTCGTGTAGGGTGAGGAACTCGAAATGAATAGATGGCTGACACCGAGGTTGTCGAGTATGGCGAAAGAACTTGTAGCCGAACCCTGTTTGATCGCTGACACATTGATGGTTGCCGTTCCTGTCCAAGCCGCTGCTGTTGGCCCGGTTGCAACCAACACCTGATTCGCTGACGGCGTACCCGAAACGGACACACCGTTAATAGAGGAGATTGCCATCAAAGGCAGGACTGTCAGGTTTGGATAGAGTGTTCCTGCGTAGGGTGCCGAAGGACCAACAATGCCCGTGTATGTTTGAAGAGCCGATCCAGTTCCGTTAGGGCCAGACCATATGACAACCGTGTATTGGGTACCAGCAGGTAACAATTCGGCATTGCCCCAAGCCTGCATGATGGCTGGCGGATTTCCGCTGGCATCAAGATTGAAGATGTAGGACGAGGGAGCGGCAGCGCCTGTGCTCATGATCGTGGCAGGACCGCCGACCAATGTGAGCACAATGGAACCGTTCGAAACAGGCACACCCGAGACAGTGATGGGATTACTAAAAAGACTGAACATTGCGTTTTACCGATTAATACCCGCTCGACAACTTCATGGCGGGATAAAGCTCTTTGAGTTGGGAATGTAAATCCCAAACCGTGTGGGTTTCTTGTAAGCCGAATGCAGCGACCAATAAGTTCCAATGGTCGTCTGTAAATTGTTTGTGTGCGTAACCTGGGTCGTCGCACAAGGAATAAAGGGGTACAGTTGATTCGTGCACCGGGTGGGTGAGCCGTGCAACTTCTGGGTGCTCATGCCACATTGCCTCTGCCCATTCCGAAGAAAAGTCCGTGATGAGTAGGATGTTGTCGGCATCAAGTTCCACGTAGGAACTGCCAGCCATCAACGCATGATAGGGCTGACCACAATCGTGTATGGCACACCAGACTGATTTTGGACAAACGTAATATCGCTTCATTTTATGATCTGGGCAAGATGTTGCCGTTATGAGTTAGGAGACGCGGAATTCTGTGTCCGATGTAATAGCATTGGTCTCCACTGACTGTGAGACCAACACACAGTTCACCTCTGTGTTCTGATTGCAAATGCGTAACATCAGTGAAATCACCGTCACGTTGGAATATGGTTTTGATAACTGGTGTGCGGACATCCCCTGAAGGCGTCGGCCATGTGTGGTTGGGTGTAACGACTGCATCTTCTCCGCAATCGGTGAACACATCTGTCCACTCATGCGTCCAATAGTGAATGGCGTCCAATACAATCACCCAACCGTCGCGGCCTAAAATTTCATCACCCGCAACAATCTGGTCAACGCGAACAACGCCTTTCGTGCGATGTTCCACGACCATATCTCCGCGAGGACATGCGCCACCAATCCCGGTACCGCTTCCGCCTGATCCTGACCCTGATGTTGGTGCCGTGGTGATCTGAAGTGGCCCGTTGTTTACAGGCAGATGGTCATTACGGCCTGAGAAGTAAGTGGCGTTCGCAGTGAGCGCAGTGTAAGCGATTGCCGGCGTTCCGACGGCACCCGGTATCTGCGAGTTGAGGACAAACAAAAGCGGTGAACCCGACTGTGTGTCGTCTAAATATGGATACAGCCAATAATTTGTTGAGGCTGTGAGGCCAGTAATCGTTTGGCTGCCAACATAACTCTGCGCCACGATGGTGGTCTTAGCTTGCGCTGGGTTCGGCATCGTTCCACGGTTGACCGTGATGTTCCAGCTAATGACTGCGCTTGTGCCGGGAACCGCTGAGGTCCAAGTAATTGTTCCTGTCCACGATGGCGGTATTGAGCCAAGGCCAGGACGATAGATTCCTGTATTCAGGTCAACCGCTCCAGCCCCACTGCCCGACAGCACAAAAGGAAATGCAGCGGCTTGGGAGATCGGCTGCGGTCTTCCTCCCAATGTGTTAAATGAGCAGAATTTGAATGTGATGGTCTTGCCGTAATAGCTCGGGTCGTACTGATAGGTAAAGGAGGCCTGATCCAGACGTGCGAACGTATCGCCTATGTTGTGTGGGACATTCTGTGTTCCCATTAATCCGCGGTGGAACGTGTCTAACTGAAACGTGTTCGCGCCAACCAGAGTTGAGTTCTTATAACTGAAGAGTTCAAAAGGGTTGTTGCCGTGCGATGAGTCCACAATCGCGCACAGGCTTACACCTTGATCAAAGTCACTAGTGCTCACCGATGGCAACTGAGAACCGGCGCTCGCCATGGAGGCTTGGAAATTGGATGTATCAGGGTCGGCTGGTAATTGTACCAATGCAACACTGTCGAACCATGCTGTTCCACTTTGGCTGCCTCCGTATCCCAATTGGCAGTAAAGCCGAATTGTTCCTGTTCCGATTGGCTGGAAGATAGAAGAAACGAATGTCCAATCGTGGGCCGTATCATCGGCTAGAATTCCCACGTCTGGTTGAGAGGGCGGCGAAAATGTATTAAGCGCTGCTAAGTCAGTTCCGGTCTTGCTGATTATCGTGAATCCGGTAACTCCAGATACAGTGTCTACGTTCAACACGGCACCGAGACCGACGTCTGCTGAAGGCAGAGCACTTGTCTTTATCCATCCAGACAACTCGTAAGCGGCACCACCCGTAACGCTGAAATCTTGAGACGAGAACGAGTCGGCAGCGCTTGCATTGGTGATTTTGAGGCTCTTAGAACCAAAGCGAGCAAAGTCGTTGGCCACTACCAAATTGTTTCCACCGCCAAGTGTCCATCCTGTAGCCTGAGAACCGAGTGTGCCGCTTTCACCATCGCCATTCGTGACGAGATTGGTTGGTGCCCATGTGGTGAGAAGGGTTCCCAAACGGGCAGGGTTCATAACAGGCGGCCCAAATGGATCGTAGGAGACTCCGTCGTAACTCACGTAAGGCTGGCAGCCGCCCCAATCAGGCGAATTGCCCGTCACAAATGCATAAAGGATGTTGCCTTGTTGCAATCCAAAACGGCTAGGTGCCTCAAATATCAGAGCCGTGGTGTTGCCGGGATCTGCTTGTCCGGCGTTCGGTTTGAAGCCCACCCCTATCTGCTTTGCATACAGCGTCGGCTGTGCTGTTCCCCAGGGGAATTCTTCAGCCGTAATTTCAAGCCCCTTCTCGTCAGGGTTGTCGACAATCTGCTGAATGCGAACAGGAATTTTAATTAGACCAAGTTCGTTGATCGTGATTGTCACAAGGTCCATCGGCTCAAGGTAGCTGTAATTGTGTTTTATGGTGAATGTGTAAGAAGCACGGATGTTCACCGAACGCTTCACGCGCATATTGCCTGCGAACTGGGCTGCTGCAAGCGTGGTGATGAAATCCCAATTCTGCTGGTCTTCATCCCTCAAGCCGTAACGTTGAATTGCGGCGTCATCCTGTTCGGTTGTGGTTTCTGTGTTGTAACCGTTCAGGCGATTTGTCCACGTTATCTGAACCTTATTGTTGGCATCCTGCCAAGGCGCTCTGGTTATCTTTACGTCTTCGAGAAAATCATCGTCATTGAGATCAACAATCGGCTGCGTGTTCGGAACGAAGATTTGCCCGTTACCGGCTGCGCTGGTGTCGCCATACGGAACCAACTTTAGCTGGCCCTCACTCCAGAATGCGGCTGTCATGCCAGCTTCGAGAATGCTTCCGATCACCGACGAAACTGTGTCCTGCGAACTCAGAAGCGGTGAGATAAAGAAATTATTGGCAACCCAGAAGTTTGAAGCGCCAGTCCAGTCCCCGAATGAAGTGGTTGGAAAACCTTTGCCAAAGAACGGGTCGGACAGAATTGCACCGATGCAGTCGGCCGGGTCACAATCCACGATACCGCCGCCAAACTGGTAAGGCCCTGCGACTTCGAATGTGTAATTGGGCATTTCGGCGTTGCTGCCCAAATCCATAGCTTGTGAAGCAATCACGGCTGTTTCGGTGTAACCAATAGCCGCTTCAGGGTGACGCGACGTTAAATATGACCAAACTGTCTGCCCCTGTGCTCCATTCAAGAGCGTCAGGTTTAACGCGGTCTGGGCGTCGGACTGCTGGTTTTGCGTGTTGGTTACGTAACTGATTTGAACTTGCTTAGCGTTATCGGCTGAATTGAAAGTGTAGAGTCCACCACTCGCTGTGTATTGCCCTGCGGCTGGAGATGAACCCACCTTTGTTAATGCCGTCCCTGACGGATAAAACACTACGCCTGTGTCTTGCAGGAAGTCGGCTGAATCATTAACGAGAATGGTGAACGGACCAGACGAAGGAATCTGCGCTGTTTCGGTGTTGTCGATGTCGAGCAGGTTGTAACTGTATGTAATTTGAACGACCTTGCCAGCATCAGCGGCATGAAACGTGTAAACACCTGTCGCTGTATTGACGGTGTACTGCCCTGTTCCTGCTCCAACCGTCATTGGGATTTGATAGGTGCCCGAGAGCGTAACGGGTGCTGGTGAGCCGTAGTCGTTGACGGCTTGGCTGTACGCTTGAGCGAAAGCAACACCCCTGTCGACTTTGAACAGCCCGTGATTTGCAACCGTGTAGTTTCCGCCACCACCCGGGATGGTGAAGCCTTCGGTAACGCTGGTCTGCTGATAACGTCCTTTGGTATCGCGGACGTTCACGATGCCTGTTACAGGGCCAGAACATAGTGCGCCCATTGTTGCGGCTGTGTATGTGTAAGTGGTCGTCGTCTGTGTCGAACCGCCCCCACCACCCAAACCCTTACCGCCACCACCACCCGAAGCGGTTTTCTGAACGTGTGGGATGGCCGTGAAATCTCCGTACCAGATGAGGGACTGACCGAGCAGCCGTTGTCCCATCAGGATAGGCAGAGCTATGCCGTAGAGCGATTGCGTGACGTTGATGCCAGCAAGCTTCTGCGGTGGTGTTTGGGCTGGTGTTGTTGATTTACTGGATGACGATAACATTTACTTCAACGTGAAAAAGATACGAGGACGCTTCAATAAGAAAGAGTCGGTTTTGTAATCTGAATAAATAACGCCAATGCGGTTCATGGCATGAGCAATCGTGGAGCCTTCCAAAACAATTCCCGAGTGGGCAAATGTGTAAGCAACGCGGAATAAGCAGAGGTCGCCTGGCTGTGCTTCGGCTTCGGTTATCTCTTGGGCGTATTCCCGAACGGTGTCGATGTACTGCGTTGTTACGGTGTCGCGGTGCAAATGCGCTTGAACGGAATAATTTCCAAGCTCAATGTCTGGGATGAGTCCCAAGTCACGGTACACGCACAATATGAACGTGGCGCAATCGCATCCTAAGCCCTTCAGTTTGGCGTGTGGCACATAAGGCGTTTTAACAGTCACCCATTCCTGGGCTTCTTTGACCACCTGTAGGCGTTGTTCTGGTGTGAGCATAATTAAAATGGTGTCGTTGGATCGGGAACGTTGGGGAACCCACCGAAGTGAATCGTGTTGGCAAATTTGTTTAAGCAGGTCGCAAACGTGAGATCACAACCCGGCAGGACCGTAAACTGGTCGCCTAATTGAATTGGGAAAATGAATGGAGCATCCAAGACAAGCTGTGTGGTGCTGTTCTGTGCCTTTATCTTTCCAGCCAGTCCCAAATTTTGTCCGCTCGTAAACTTCAAGACTCCTAACGTGTAAGGCAATGCATCGGAACCAACCGCTGGCAAAGGTGCCGTGGTGTTAATCACTAAATTCGTAGAACCACTGGCGACCTGGGCCGGAATCGTGAAGGTGCCTGCGCTCAATGAACAGTGCTGGTCGAATAGCGTGAAGCGACAAGGGCTCTGAACAATGTTGGGCGGTGTCGAAATATTGAGGCGATACAGGAGATCGGCAACTTCGAACGTGCATTTACTGCGGGTGAGTTCATTCACGTTGGTGATTTCACCCACAAACTTAATTTCAAAACCAAAGCTGGTATCGAAGCCGTTGGTGTGCGGGTTCGGGCTTATCGTGTTGAGCGGTGAATAAGCCGTGTAAACCCACACCGTCGCCTTATCGAACAGGCCAGTGCTTACGGTCTGAAACATGGGAACATTCGTGCCCGGAAAAAATACCTGCGTGTCGTTGGGGATTGAGACCGCCAACTCCATCGTCTGCGACGACAGATTTCCCATCATGGCAGCACTCGTAATCGTTCCGCGCGACCATGAACCATATTTTGTGGCGTAGAACGTGGTCGGCGGTGTGCCGGCATTAACGACGTCTAACTGCCAAGTCGTGGCGGTGATGCTTTGCCCGTTCGTGAGATTTATCAAAAACAAATCGGCTTTCTCGAACTCATTACGGGTTTGAAGAAAGCTCTTTAGTACATCGGGAAATTTAGACTTCATTCTCCTTTCTCTACAAAATGATTGACTGAAACTTTATGGACGCAACTTGCCATATGTTGGTGAATATCTGTGTAAGCTCGCTTAGGCTGTCGTCCGAAAAACGGCAACGGAAATAATATTTGCCCGACCATGCCAGCACGGTTGAATTGGCTGGCGCTGTGTTGAACGTAACGACCCCCAACGAGTCAATGCTGTAGCCCGTTACGTTTGTGCTTTGATAGGCGGTTGCTGTGGAACCAGCTTCAAGTTGAAGGTCTGAGAAAACGAGCGGTTGGCCGTTGGCCACTGTGACGTTGTCTGTTTCTATCGTTGCCACAACAGAGGTAACTCCTCCCGGAACGGTGAATGTTGCACTCACCCGACCATTGGTTCCAACCGATTGAAAGGCTCCTGCGTAGTTCGTAACCCTCGTCACATCCCAAACGCCAACAAACGGCAGTCCTTGTCCGCCGCCGGGTGCCGAGATATGGGAAGCATCAATGTATCCGCTGAGCGTCATTACTGTGCCCGGGACCACGTTGATGACTTGGGACTTCTTGTTGCGGAAAGTTGAAGCAGCACCCGTGCCTGTGTACGTCCATTTACCGCCTGTTACTGCTCCACCCGTGGAACTGAAGACGAGTAATGGGTCGCCTGTCCATGTTCCGCTCGTTCCATCTGAGTCGAAAATGAGGTTGTGAGGCGTGATGTTCGTGCCGTTCATGTAAAGCACTGGCGTCCCGTTCACGTTCTGAATAATGTCGGCGTAACCACCAATCGGTCTTGTGAGTTGAAACGCCTTTGTGGTTCCATCACCAAGCCCGAACGTTGCGGGTGATGCCGCCGGAATGGTGTTGTCCTGCGGATCGTCTAACAGGAATGAATTCGCCTGTCCCTGCATCTGCAAATAGAAACCAACCAACTGATTCAGGTATGTCGTGCCGTCGTTGAATGTTCCCGGCACCAACGGAAATGTAAGTTCAAAATTCCAAGTGGCATATGGCGTAGTGCTAATACGGGTCTCACCACGTCTAGACAATGGAGTCTCGACGAGCGTGTTAAACACTGGATATTTGTGAATGGGCCAGCCACGGGAACCAGCGGGATATGTAGGAATAGGAAAGATTGAGTTAGACATTCGCCACCTACATCAAATTGCGTCTACGCATCTGCTTGTTAAATTCCTTCCACATGTCGTCTTGGTGTTTCTTCAACATCCTTTGCACGCTAGGGCCATCAATTGCCTGAACCTGTGGAGCTGAAACGAAATGAATCCCGCTTCCACCTTGACCGCTCGAATTGCTTGCAGCATTCACAATGAAATTGGAAATATGCGAAGGCAAAATCATTTCCTTGGGGTGTGTGTGAACCAACATGTCGTGGTTGGGCAATACGGCACCGCGTTCAGCCAGTGCGTCGGCGGCATATGCTTCACCCTGTCCAAACACTGCGGCTGCGGCACCAACGTTGATGGGCCAGGGAGCGTCGGCTAACGTGTTGGCTGCGGCTGCTCCTGCTGACGATTGTGCGGCTGCTGCGTTCGTGGCTTTTTTCTTTGTTAGACCCAATAGGTCCTGCAATTCCATTCCCAATTTCTGTTCTTCATACTGCAAACCGACCTGAATGATGCTTTCGATTGCGGATGTTGCGAGGTTGCGCCAGTTGCCCTCGCCTGTCGTAACAAAACTGGCAAGGCTTGAATTCATTCCTTGAAGCGTCTGACGGTAGACGTTGCCCATGTTCTTCTGAACTTGGCTGAACTCTCTGAACATCTTGCGCCACTGCGAACCTTCCGTATTGGCGAGTTTCAATTCGAGAGCGTTGATTTGGGCATCAGTAGTCTTTGTCAACTCCAATTGCTTGAGTTTGAAATTCTGGTAATCGGTGAGCGCCTTTTGATATTCGGCTTTGAGTTGGTCAGACCCGGTCATGCCGAACATGGTTTCTTTGCCAAGTTGGTCGAGCTTGGCTTTTTGCTGGTCTAACAAATCGTTGGCGGCTTTTAGGTCACGAACCTGATTTGCTTTTAACGTGGCAAGGGCTTGCTCGTCGGCTTTCTGCTCCGTCAAGTAACCCTGCGCCACCTGCATTTTGGCGTTGTGCTCAGCTTGTGAGTTGGCAATCGAAGAATCTAATTCCGCTATTTTGTTCGTATTCAGTGCATGTTGATTGTCGAGTGCCTCTTGTTTCTGTGCAGTGTTGTATTGAAATTCTGCCCATTTGCTCAATGCTGCTTGTGCCGTAACTTCTTCCTTGGCCTCTTCGTTTGCTCGCTGAGTCGCTGAAAGAATTTTGTTCTTATTGTGGAGTATCTGTTGGACGAATTTGTCCGCTTCAGCTTGTGCCTTTGCTTGCTCCTCTTCGGCTTTGAGATTGTTGTTCTCTGCTTGAGCGCTAGCGGCCTTGTTGTATTCCTTTTTGGCCATGATGAGGGGGGCAAGGATGGCCAATTCTTGAGCGTGAGCCGTGTTCACGTTTCTGGTCGCTTCAGCTAGGCTTTCCTGAACGGTGACATCCTCTAGTGGATTGCCGTCGTCGTCATGAGCTGAAACTTTGTGGGCCTTTGTTCTAGCCGTGATTTCGTCCTGTATCGCTTGTAATCTCTTACGGATGTATTTGTCGAAACTTACGTTCTCGGCTACCAATGCATCGTCGGACGCTTTAACTGCTGCCTTATTGCCCTCGATTTCGGCTGCGATACGGTCGGCTTTGATTTCGGCAATTGCGGCTTCATGAGCTGACACCATGCCAGCGAGTTCACGGCTGCCGTCGTCGCCGTTCAGGAACTTCATGATTAAGCCCTGCTGGTTCTTTTTTGCAAACTCATCAACTTTGGCGATGGCCTTGTCGTACTCTTCAATTAACTTGCGCGCGGCATCTTTGGCCTCTTCAGCAAGAATCTTTGGCCCGTTCATCGCTGGCTTTTTCTGGAGAATGTTGATTTGGTCTTGCAGCTTGAGATTGGAAATTTCAATAGCTCGAGCGTGTTTGCCCATTGCCTCGACAACGTCCATCGTTTCGGCTTTGGCTTTGTTTAATTCCTCAGCGTGTTTCTGTTGCTTCTCGATTAATTCGGTGATGGCCTTAACAACCGCTACGATGGCAAACACGGGGAACGCAAGAGCCATTGCAGCCCCTAACAGCGGAAGTTGCGAGATTAAGGCCGTAACGTGGCGTGGAATATGGACACCGAGGATTTCGTCCATTGTCATTAACCCGGCTTTTGACTCAGAAAGGTCTATGCCGTCAAATGAGTCCTGTATTCCCTTGGCTGACTTTCTTGCGTTATTTAAAGCCCTGATTGCGGCATCATCGAAAGAGGCTGTGTTACCGATGATTGATATTTTGATATCTGGCATTTACTCTGCACCAAAAACTTCTTCTACGATTTCTTCTGCGCTAGCGACTCCTTTCTCGGTTAACTCTCTCAACGCATCGAATCTGGCCTGCGATAATTTCTCAGGCACAATTTCTACGATTTTTTCTCTGAACTTCGTGTATTTGTCGACGTAGAAGTCGTGCCAAAACTCTTCTTCAGATTTGCCGACGAAATCCATCGGCTTGACTTCGATGTCACCACCTAACTGTTTGGCCGTTACTCGCCACAGTTCGGCTGCCACGATGCCAGCCACGTATTGCTGACGTTTGAATTCAACGTAATGGTGTTTGCACAGTGCCCAAAAGCGATGTTGGTCTAATTCGCCAAACTCCTCATCACCCATTTGGAACCAGTAGCGTGCAAACTCACTCATTTCCACTAGTCCGTCTGGGGTTTTACCTAGGTGGTTGGCTCTGACGCCGGAAGGTTTGGCTGGTTTTCCCCCTGAGATTTAGCCTCGTTCTCTGCTGCAATTTGGAAGCTAGGGAATGCCAGTGCGAATAGTAGGTTTTGTACGTGAATGAAGGACTCAGGATTCAACCAGCTTCCGACTTCTTCCAATGTCACTTCAGGATGAAAACGCTTTAGCGAACACCAAAACAAATTCAGAAGTTCGGTTGGTTTCGGATCGCTCAGCGTCCATGTCGAGAACTTGGCAAAATCCTTTTGTGTGGCCTCGGATGCGGCTGCAATGGCGTTCATGTCGAGCACCATCTTGTATGTCTTGTTGGTGCCATCTTCAAACTCGACTTCCAAGGTCTTGAATGAAGTAATTGCTTTCTTTAGTAATGTGAAACTCATAATTCCTCAATGCGAAACACGATACGGGGACACGAAGTCCCCCAATAGAGGTAACGCACCAATCCAATTAGGCTTTGGTTACTGGGCCTGAGATTGTGATTTTGATTGTTAGCTCTGAGTCTTTGTCGAGCGTCTGTTTAACGCTCCAAGACGAGATGATGCCCTCGAAAGAGTCGGTGAGTTGATTAGGGGGAATGCTCTTAAACTTGTGAGTGGCAAGGCTGCCTTGCTGGTTGAATGCAGTCCAAAGGGCCTGATGTGTGACGTTGTTTTCGTCGTAGATGATTACGACACTGGCATCGCCTGGGTTGTGCATCGTCTTAACGAAACGTTCGGTGGCGTCAGTGTTGTCGGCGGAAGTGACGTTTGTTGCGGTTGCCTTTGCACTGTCAAAGTCAACGCTCTTCACCTGTGAAATTGTGGTGAAGGTGCCCGATCCGTAGGTTTGTTCCATTTGGAACTGCCCACCCGTGTAAGTGTAGATAGCTGCGGTTGTGTTACTCATTGTGTTGTTACCTCTTCATGCGTCCTCCTTTCAGGGGGAACGGAAGCCGTTTTGAAGCTGAACGGCAGCGCTGATTTGATAGAGCGAAAAGTTCTCTATCTTTAGGGTGTTTGCAATTCGAAATACACGAACTCAAGCCAAAGCAAACGTCTGAAAATGTAGCCGTCGCCGGATCCCGGTTCGTATCCCATGTCCATCTCACGGGTGACAAAGCTGGCCATGATGCAGGTGTTGCCTAAGCTGCCCTTCAGACTGGCCAATAAATTTTTGAATGTGTCTGAAATCGTTATGGTCTGCGATGCTGTGGTCGCGTATGAATCGAATTGAATACGCTTTTTAAATCCGTTCAAAAGCCCTTCAGCAGCGTATGTGTTCCATGTATATATGGTCTGCATCACCACGGCTGGATACGGCTTGCCCTTCGGGATCATCATTTTGTAAAGCGAGTTCACACCACCAAGCGCAGATATCACGTCGGTGTTTTGTGAGAGAAACGCATATAGGTCTTGTTCCAAAGAGGGCATTATTTTTTCTTGTTGATGTTCTCAACGGCTTTTGTAACTTCGGTGATTACGTTCGGAGCGACTTGGTCTTTGGTCTGCTCAAACGCTTCGGTGATAAATGGCCGGGCGGCTTCGTGCGCTGAACCTGCAACCGTGATGGCTACAACTTCAGCAACACGTCGTTGGCGTTTCACATTGCCTGTTTCGGGGTAAACATCGTTGGTCGGCTGGATGTTGACGGCGATGCTGCCTGTGCTGTTATCGCCTTCGTCTCCTGCTCCAGCTTTGCTTTTGATAACGAAGTGTTCCGATGCGAAACCTGTATCCTTTGGAGCCAGGTCGACTATTGCATCCCTAACGGGAATAGCTGCCTTACGGATGCCGCGTCTTAAAGCTGTTTTGGCTTCCTTCGGGGCGAGAGTTTTCAACAGTTCTTCCAACTCCGCCAGTCCTTCCACCTTTACCGTGAAACTCATCCCTTACCTGCGTGCAAAGCACATAAGCCACATTTCAACTTTGCGTTGGTCTGGATCGTTGACGGCCTCGATATTGAACACGGTGCCATCCGAGAGTTGAACCAAGTTGTCTGCGGTAATGCCGCTCAAGAAGCGGATGGTCACTTTGTGGGTGCTTTCGGTTGCAACACGTTCCTGCTTTTCGGTGTACTTGTAGGCCAACGGCTCGACTTTGGCCCATACAGTTGCAACCGCTTCGTCTGCCTGAACTTCTTCACCTTCTGCGTCACGCGCAACCGATTTCTTTAACAGGGTCACTCGCGTATTGAGCGAACCAGCGCCGGTGTATGCCGTGCCGTTTAACCTGCGTGGAAGCATTCGTTAGTTGAGCCTGATTACGGCGAACTTCAAGAGTGCGCTTGAACTCGTCAAGAAAACGAGGCCTGTTGGCTGTATCCAGCCGGCAAGCTGCGACATCTGGATAATTGAGAACCCGCTTAACGGTACCGTGTAGGAAGTCAGGCTTGAGTCCGAACGACCAAGCGAGTCAGCAACGCTCGTAATTCCAAACGTGTGAGTTGCCGTGTCCGTGTTCTGAATGATGAGAACTTCTCTGCCTGTTGCGACGAAGCTGTTACCGTTTACGTTGTCGCTGGCGGTGAAAGTGAAATTTAAATCGCCTGCCTGAACGTTGTAATTGTCGGCATGGATTTGCTGAACTGTTAATGCGGTTTGTGCCATGTGCGTTTACCTCTAGCCTCTTGAAGGAGCGAAATCTATTACTGAATAAGCGTTGAGAAGTTGCTCAACGTGAAATGGAATTTGTCCCGCTTGCCCTGCGGTCACGGGTTCGCGGTTTGCATACCAGTGGGAAACCAAGATCAAAATGGCGGTTTTGATAACTTGCGGTACTGCCAAGACCACGACTGAGTCGGGCTGCTGATTGGGCGGGTTTGCTGAAACCGTGTGTGTGTCGGCTGCGGCTGCTGGGTTTGGGTCATAACCTGCGGTGAAAGTGATTTCAACGGAATTGGCCACGTATAAGTCGGGTGGCCAAAACTGCCCTGGCAGCGGAAATACCCTGCCGTACTCGGTGATACGGTCAACCACGAAGTCCGTGTCCTGATGCAATGTTTGAGCATTGCCTGATGCGTCGATGTAACGCATGGAATCCACGCTCTTCAATGGCGGCTTTGGAATTTTGATCATCTGTGAGTAATTCCAAAGCGTTGTTGAATAGCGAGGCAAGCTGTAATAACTTGGTGGATATGCCAATTGAGACTGAATGCTGTCCGTGTAATACGGATGCGAGTCCAATACCATCACGAATTGCCTTTGAGCTAGTGCGCGGCCGGTCCACTTCTCTGCGTACTCACGTGCTGCCTGAATGAGGCCCGTGATAAGTGCGTCGTCGGACGTGTTGGCTGTATCGACCTTGCAGAAGTTTTTGGCCTCTGCGAGTGATACAGGTTCAGCCGTTGGCAATGCGATTTGCTTGGTGTAGGACATCTACGAATGCATGAAAAAGGCAGTGGCTGGTTGACCACTGCCTTTGATCTGTTAGGAACCCTAAGAATTAGGCTTGTACCAAGTACTTCACTGGGTGAGTTCCGGCATCAATCAAGTTGCCGTCGTAACGGGCAAAGCCCACGAAGGCGACCTGACCGAAGTCAGCGAAACGCTCGTTCAAACGAACGATTGCCAATTCCTTCACCTGACGAACCAAGTATTTGCTTAGTTGTCCAAACAACACGGTCTTGTTTGTCGTGGCGATTGTGGCCATATCGTTGTTGATGAAGTAGCGGTATCCCATGATGGTGTCCGGTGCTCCAACTGCGAAACCCGGCATGTACAGTGGACGCCCCTGTTTGTCTTTCAACTGCTTTACAGCCTTCAAGGTGGAATCGTGCATCATGAATGCGGCACCCGGGCGGTAGAGAGGATCTACAGAGTGTTCCAAAGCGATCAAATCGTCGGAACCGATGGAGTTAGCACCAGTTGCACCAGTGCCGTCGTTGCCAGCAGAACCAAGAGCGGTTGGGCCAGCGGTTGCGGCAACAATGATGCCCTTGGGTTCAGTCGTACCAACGCCAACCGTGAACTTGGTGTTCAAGATGCGTCCAAGACGCTGTGCAAACTGAGCCTTAATGAAGCTGTCGATGTCGAATGCGGAATCCTGTAGCAATTCAATGCTCACCTTCACCATGTTTGTGGTGAACTTGAATGCACCGAACGTCAGGCTGCCAATGGTTACGTCCTGCGTTGAAACCTGAGTGCCTTCAGCGAGGATCGCACCAACGTTGCTGGTGTCGTTGCTGGTTGGGTAGGGCAATGGCTGACCAGAAGCGGTCTGCATTACGGTGGATGTGTTCAACATCGGGCCGTAATATTTCAGGGCTTGGTCGATGTCATACACATAACCCTGAGGGATCAAGAAACCACCAAGAGTGGTGGTGCCCACACCCATGTCACGGAATTCTGCGTTCTGACCGTTGAGGATGGCACGGCTCTCAGGCGACATATTTGCGTCACCCTTAGCCAAGTAGTCCTTTACGGCTGCACTGAATTTTGCGTTTCGGGTCTGAACTGTAGAACGAACTTCCTTGGAAAGTTGCTCCAAGTGAAGGGGCTTTACGCCACCGTTAGTGAAGGCTGTGCGATATTCAGAACCGAACTCAACGGTGCTGGTTGCGGCCTCAATTTGGTTTTCAGGTGGGCGAACGGCTGAACGAATGCTTGCGGCATCCGCTTCGGCTTTTTCAATGCGATTGATGTCGGCCAACATAACGTCGGCATCGGCCATCATCGTGTCAAATTTTGAGCGTGTTTCAGCGGTCACTTCTCCTTCGTACAATTTCTGTGCATCGAGGATTAGCTTTCCACGCTGTTCACGAAGTTCTCTTGCTTTCGATAGACTCATGTCCTTTCTCCGGGCCCTTAGCCCAGTGTTTTTATTTTGGTTTGCTTCGCCGGAGTTCTACGACAGGTAGGAACCGCTACGCTCTATCAATTGAATGTTGCCTTCGCTGAAGGCTCCCGCAACCGGGCATTCGTTGATAGGTGTTACAAAGATGTGTGGAAGTAAAATTACTCCCTATGTCTGACTGTGGCGCGGAATTCCGCGGTTTGCAAGCTCTAAACGCATTCTCATTTGCTCTTTTTCTGCGTCGAATGTTTCAACAATTGTTGGTGCGTGTGCAGCTTCAACTGGCGGCTCACCGATTGCGTTGAAAAGGCTGCGAAGGCCAACGCTGGTTTCTGGATAAGCTGGATATGTGACACAGCTAACATCCGACAGATTCATGTCACGGAGTTCACGAACCATCACATTGCCATTGTCATCAACAGATGCGTATGAGGGATCGGTGTTGGTGTTAGTCCACGATTGGTCAACCACTTCAAAGCCGAACGAGCATTGATTGATGTCGCCTCGGCTCATGGACTCCATGAGGTCACGGGCATAAGTGGTGTCGGGCATTTCCACACGGAATTTCAAACCCTTTTCGTCTTCTGAGAGTTGCAGCGTTCCTGCGGTGCTCCTGCCAAGGACCATGTTGGGGTCGTGGTTAATGAGCGCGCGAACGTCCTGCTTTTCTTGAATGGCACGGGTGAATGCGCCAGGCTTGATTACTTCCCTGTACCCACCGAGATCAGTCGGGCTGTTATACAAGGCTGCGTATCCTTCGATGCTGCGGTTATCACCAGTCTGGTCAATACGCAGTTCTTTCAAACTGTTAAAACGAACTTCTCCTTTCATCTTTTTTGTTACCTCTGAACGACTGTGGCAATGGCCTGAATTGCTCTTTCGAGTTCTGCCGAGGACATTTCGTCGGCTGTTTCAAGTGACCAAGTAGCAGAACGCTTGAACATTCCGCCTATGTAATCGCTGATGAATGCCGTCGTGTCACTTGAAATTGCGTTCTGATGCCCAGTTAGAGTGTCGGAAATCGACAGCAGAACGGGCTGGAAAGTACGCTGGAATGCCTTTGGATCAGCCTTATCGCGGCTCAAAACCCTGCCTAATGCATCTCTAAAGATCCTCGAATACGAAGGAACGAAACTCTTGGCTTCGGGGTGCGATGGTTCTGGTTGTGATTCCGGTTCTGGTTGTTGTGCAGGTTCCGTCGGGGCTGGTACTGCGTTAGCCCGTTCTGCCGGTTGAACATTCACGGGCACGTAATATGTGTCGCCCCAAGCTTTTTCGATGGGGTTCTTCTGCTCCATCTCTCGAATGTCGTTTGGACTCAGATATCCCGAGTTGAAGCCCGTAGCATAAAACGATTGGCGGTCAGCAGCGCTTGGACGCAACAAATTGTGCAGGTCAAAGTCCACATAAAAGTTGTTTTTCTGCGGCTTACGACCGATGCCGGCGAAATCAGGATTTGGGAACAACTTGCGTTTAAATTCCTGCTTGATTAACTGAAGCCAGGGATCAAGACAATAATTCAAGAAATCCTGAGCGAGCTGTTCAGCGTTTGCTTTTCCTTTATCAATGTCTCCAATCATCGTCACCGGAACGTGGAAGACAGAGCAGATTTCTGCCCTGACTAATTTCTTGGCTTCAACCGTCTGCGCTTCCTGTGGGTTGTTAGACAGAGCCGTGAACTTCATGTCCGGTGGAAGCACTGCGACCCGATGTGAATTCTCACCGCCTTGGGCCTCCATCCACGAACGCTTGGCTTGTTCCATTTCTTCGGGGCCAATTTTGTTCGGCAAGGTCAGGATTCCACCCGGCTTGGCGAAGTTGGCAAAGTACTTGGCACCAAACTTGTCCATTGCCAAGGCCATGCCGATGGTCTGACGGGCGAGCTGCACGACGGATTGCCCAATGCGGCCATCGAACGAAAGCCCCTGAATGTGCATCATGTCATCGCTTGCAATGTATCGTTCGCCACCGTCGACGCAACCATCGGTCGTCTTGTAAACAATGTCGCCTGATTTCAGGCTCACGGAAAATGGTCGCCACGGTACCGGCGAAAGTGTCATGTCCTGCTTGAGAACATGCGGCCTTGTATTGTTCGGATTGCGTGGCCAGATCGCGATAACCTTGTTGCTGGCATCACGCTGAATTTCAGCGTATCCATTGCCCCATGCCAGAACGTGGGTCACCAAGACTTTCTTGAACGTGAAAGCTGGCATGTCGGGATTCGGCTCTAGGCTGAGTAAATCGTGAGTGTGCTCGTCTGCGGCAATGTTGTTAACCGTTCTTCCGTTCCTAATGACACGCTGGTAAACGTTCATTGGAAGCGCGCCAATCTTGCTGGCAATCAAATCCACACAGGCAAGAAAGATTGTGGTCTGAAATGCGGTTAACTCACTTACGCGGGTCCCTGAGTCTGTACGACCACCGTTCCAAGCATCCAGCAACCATTCGGCTGGATATGAAAGCGGCGTTTGTGGATTTTCTAAGCTGGTACGCTTTTCTGCCCACGGAAATATCCTTGTTAAAAGTCCCATTTGTTATTTACCAAAGTTGAACCAGCGGCGGTGTCCAGGCTGGCTTGAGGTCAATCGTGATTGCACGGCTCATGGCAAGCAGCAACGCCACAACGGGGTCAATCTTGTTTTCGAATCGTTCCTTGTTGGGGAACAGGTTGTCGTTCTTGTCCCTGTGGCAAACAACATTGCTCACCGCCCACGTCAGAATTGGGTCGCCATTGTGGTGGAAGCGTCCGTCATAGACTGCGGCTTCCAATTCCTTCATTGCAGGGCTGAAGAACTGGGTGCGTTGCGGGACTTCAACCATCACCACGCCTTCGGGCTGAAGGTGGTTCACAAATGAAGTTGCGTTGTACTGGTCGTGTGCTACTTCTTGAACTTCGAACCTGCGATACTGATTACGGATTTCATCCTCAACAACATCAAAGTCGTTGGTCTCGCCGGGGCAGGTTTGCAGGTGTTCATTAATTACCCACCCCTGATACTGCGAGTTCTGGGTTTTATGAATTGCTGCTTCGGGAAGCCAATAGCGCCCAAATGCATAAAAATGTTGTTTACCGTCGACGTGCTTAACGTGTAAGCGAACCAATGCGAGCAAATCCAACTTTGAAGCGACGTCTAACCCGATAATCGCGGGAACTTCTTCAAAATTCGCTTCGTTCAGATTCGGATCAGAACAGGCGTCCCACTTTTGCATGTTCATCCATGTGTGGTCGGCACTTGTCCAGATGTTCAGGTGCTTTTGTTGGAATGCTGGCTGCGCTGAAGCTGTTTCGATGGCTTTCTTTGCGACTTGCCTGATAGCGTCGGCAACAACGCTCACACCCCAATTCGGGTTGGCTTTTATCCAAGATTCCTCTTCTGCCCAATCGTCGTCATCATCTAAGCCGTAGACGATGCCAAAGACCGAATCGTCTTCGAACACACCGTCCAACAGCTTGATTAAATAACTTCGAACTTCGTAACAGATTCCCTCGCGGTTGGAACCTGCTGTGGTAATAACCCAGAGCAATGATTGTTCGCGCTTGCCCGTGCCCGTTTCGAGAACGTCGTAAACCTCACGGGTTGGGTGGGCGTGTAACTCATCCACGATGGCGAAGTGAATGTTGAGGCCGTCCAGCGTATTTGCTTCACTCGAAAGCGGCTTGAACGTTGACGCTGTGTTGATCTGAACAATGGCATGGGCATTTACTTCAACGCCAAATTTATTTAAGAACTGCGGCATCGAGCGGGCCATCGCTTGAGCGGCATCAAAAACAATCTTGGCTTGGTCGCGTGTCGTGGCTGCTGAGTAAACTTCTGCGCCACCTTCGCCGTCCATGAAGGCCATGTAAAGACCGAGAGCTGAACTCAGGGCTGATTTACCGTTGCCTCTTGGAATCTCGATGTAAACGCGCCTGAACCGGCGAAGTCCGGTGGTCTTGTTCACCCAACTGAAAACAGTCATGAGGATGAACACTTGCCACGGCTCTAAGCGGATGCGTTGTCCACGGAGCTTGCCCTTGATGTGTGGGCACAGTTCGATGAACGAACAAACCCTGATGCCCCTGTCGGCTTCGTAGCGCCACTGGTAATACGGCTGGACCTGTTTGGCTAGGTCCTTCTTCTGACGCTCACAGGCGCGCTTGACCCACTTGCAAGCCGGGATCTTTCCTGACAGCACATCATCGCCATACTGTTTGGCGAGGGCTGCATAATCTTTTTTTTGCATTCTCCTTTCTGCGTTTGCAACGAAGTGCGGTTAGTCTCGCGTCTGAATAAAGGTGGAGGTTCTTTAAATGAACTCACGCGTGGAAGGTCGAGACGATTGGAAAAGTGATCTGAAGTTTTTTCTTTGGTGGAGTTCGTTCATACTAGCGGTTCTTAAATTCATAATGCCGAAAGTGCCTGAGCCGCTGAATCATCTCTTTGAAATGGCACGCTTATATGTCCCTGAATTCTTGCTCTTTTACATGTTGGGTGCAGTTCCGGCATTTGTGATCGGGGTCACGGGACTGGTTTTCTACCAACTCTCGCACACCGTGACTGAGCCTTCGCATGATACGGGTTTTGCAATCACATTGTTGGTCGCAAATGTTACTGGTTTCGTATCCGCTCTGTGGTTTGCGCGTCCCGTTGATTACGGCCCGCTCACATGGCAATCCATGTTACCCCTCGTTATGGCATTCTCATTTATTGCTGGGCCATTTATATGGCTAGGCAAAAGCTGGCTGTTTGACGATTAGTGCGTCCCAAGGGTCGTCTTCTTTCTGCTGCGCTGCTGATGCCTTTACACGGGCCCGATCCGCTGGGGTTAAACCAAGGCGCGTGAACAGGCTATTGAGCGTTGTCATCTCCATCGACTTGATCGTGCAGGCACGGAATCGACAAAACAGAACGCAGAATGTTTCAACTGCGTATTTGTCACAATCGCCCAACACACCTGCCGGAACTGTCTTCACCAAATCGCGCCATAAAGCCTTTTCATCTTTCGTGAGCCGTTTTGGCGGACCTCCAATCGGCTTGTTCGGCACGGGTTCACCTTCGCGAGCACGTTTACGGTCAGCGTGTGTAATGAAGGAACCCGAAAGTTCCAACATCTTGGTTGGTTTAAGTGGTGTTGGCATATTGATTGCGGTTTTATGATGTGGTTATGCGTGTAAAAAAGAAGGGGCATCGGCTCTTTTGCGCATCTATCCGGGTCGCGTACCCCATACCCCTTGCCGGATGTGGGGATTAGGATTGCCTCCCATTACCCTGCTTTAGTTCGGCCAGGATTGCGTCAAGCAACTGGATAATTTTTTGTTCACGCGCCAATGTACCTATGGGTTCGTAGCTGTTCAGGTCGGCGGTCTCGAACGAAGGCCATATGTTCACGGCTGTTTCTTTCTTCTTTGGCTTCATACGGATTAGGCCAACGTTACGCCGATGTTCGATACAACCCACCATACACCGTTGCGCGCCTTCAATGTGATTGAGTTGGCTACAGCAGCGCCGAATGTGGCTGTTACCTTGTTGCTGTTCAGCTTATTGGCTGGGAATGTAACAACGTGAGCAAATGCCGTTTCGCTTACGATGGTCAGCGTTTGACCGTCATTGCCTGCGGCTGCTGGTAATCCTGCGGCTGGTGCGGCCAACGTCAGGGCTGCGGCTGAGCCTTTGGTGATGCTCACTGTACCCTGTGTGGATGCGATGGCACCGTCAGCCGACTTTACTTCTACGTTGCCCATGGCCGTGTCGACTGCTGTGATTACGCCATTGATGATGCTTGATAGTGCTGAAGTTGCTGCGGACTGCGCCTCGGGATGGTTTGTTCCTACGGTGGTGAGTCCAAGATTAGTTGATGTTCCTGTTAGTGCCATTGCGTGTTACCTCATTGCTTGCTCCTTTCGGAAATTGAATTTGTTCTGTGGCCCAGGCCACCGTTTTCTGTTGATGTCTTCCAATCGTGGCAAGCCTTGCAGCAGCCCTGAAGGTTGTTAGCATCGAATGATTCGCCACCATCTCTGATCGGCTTGATATGATCGACCACTTCTGCCGGCATTGGTGTTCCGAAACGTTCAACACATTTCTTTGCCAACATGCACAGCGGATCACGCGCCAATATTGCTTGCCTTGTCCGCTTCCATTGCGCTGTGTTGTACAGCTTGCGGTAAGGATCAGTCTTGCGGTTTCTGTCGTATTGTCGTTTCGCTTCAGCGCCAACGCTGGGCTTTACGTGCTGTGGGCAATAACCGTCTTTCGTTAACTGTGGGCAGCCCGATTTATTGCATGGGCGTTTAGCTCTTTCGGGCATTTAAGTGGGTGCAACCCGGGCATTGTTTTGTCCCTTTTGTTGCAAATTGTCTTGCGAGTGAAAGCTGGAAAATGTATGATTAATTATCAAGCTTTCCGGAACCGTTGAGTTCGCCTATCGGGCAGTAATGGCCCGTTTTTTCTTCAGGTTGCGCTATCGGGCAGTAATGGCCCCTATTCCTTGATTAGAGCCAATTGGAAATAGGAGTCGTGTGTCCAAACAGAACCTCAAAAACCCTAATGAGCTATTTAGCAAAGCTGAACTGTGGCTTGTGCGGTTTGCGGTGTTCCTCATCTTCCTGATTGGCCTCTATAAAGTTGTCGCCGATACGTTGGAGAAGATTCTGAAATGAGTGTATTCAGTTTTCAACCAACTGCATCACGGTATAACCGCCAGAATCGGTTGGTCGCCACGAAGTGTTCTGCCTGAAGACTTTCCACTTGCATGATGTGTAACGACGATTGTTGCCCTTGCCTTTCGAGCGAATGAACATTTCGTCGGCTTGAACGTGTTTGAGGGCTTCACGGATCGTAATTTCTCCGAGTCGCATATTGAAGATGTTGTAAACGGGAATGAGTTCGCTTAGGTCTTGCTGTTCATGCACGGGAACCAACGCAGACGAGTAACGTCATGCTGACACCTCAACTGCCCGTGAGGGATAGCCTTCAGAACTCTTTCGAGTGTTGGGGCGGGTCTGGTCTGAAACGACCACGAATGTTTAAGTGTTGAGAATGTCTCTCTATATTGACCAGAACATTTTGTAGCAGCGTTTTCAAGCGAATAATGCAAGCAGATTAAGTGTTTTATAACCTTCAGTCATCAACCTAAGGCGTTTTACTGTCGCAATTAAGCCGCGATCTTTCCCGCAATTGTTTTGTCAAGCAAAAATCACACCTACTTGCTGCATTTATTTTGCAGATTATCTTTCGTGCAAGATTAAGAATGCAACGAGTGAGCACCCCTGAACGTCTATAAGGGTACATTCGCAGAAAAAAGAATAAGGGGTCGATCCTGTTCGGGTAAGTTCTGCGTGGAGAAGGGAGGAAAAACATGAAGAGACGGCGACGAAGACACTTCAGAATCGAAGTCTTCATCATCGAAGTGATCTTGGTGGTGACGCTTGGGATTCATGGGCATGACTTCATCCGCTTCCAATTGCGGCATTCGCAAGCGGAAACATATACGACAAACCAATAAACATTGGAGCAAGTTTATGATCCATCGTGGGACAAACGTAGTACGTCACTTTCGTTACCCTTTGGAGTACACCCCTTGTTTCAATTATCAGGGGGCTGAGCGATGAAAGATAAGAACGCACATCGACACCCCCTATTTTTTGGCCCTTGTTACCTCTTTTTCTTGCGTTCCTGCTGAATCTGATGTATTTTCCGAATGGCTTCAAGGAGCTGTGAGACTTTTTGGTTGTTGATTGCGGTTTGCGCCTGGAGTTGCTCGAATACCGGGTCCATGATTATTCCTCTGCCTGTTTCTTTCTGCGTTCAAGTTCTGGCCCGACGAAATAAACAGTCTGGCTGGCCTCACGGTAAATTCGCTCCAGATATTGCGTGTATAATTTGCCGATCGGCACTCCCGCGAACCTTCTCCAATTCAGCGAGTGTTCATATATCCTTTCGATCTTCATGGCTCTGCCTCATGTTTTGTGTAAGCCGCAATCAATGGCGCGGGTGTTAGGCGTTGGATTGTTCTATCAGTTCGACAATCTTGGCTCTGAGTTCGTCGTTTGCGGTTGCGGCTTCGATGATTGCTTCGTTCTGTTGGTCAGCAATCATTTGTTGCAATGACTCATGACTGATGAAAACGCGGTAATCAGCTTTGATGGCCTTCACTCGGCTGCGTCGAATGCGCGTGTAAAGCGTCTGCTCAGGGCAGTTCATAATCGTTGCGGCCTCTTTGATTGTGTAAAATTCCTGCTTCATAACTGTTCTCTCTAAGTCATGTCTCCGTCTGAATATGTGCTGTGATTCCAGTGTGAATAAGACCCATCAATTACACGGACCAAGCCCATGTCCCCACCCCGGCTTGAAAACAACCAAGCCAGATTTGGAGCTTTTAGATTCTTGTATCCACGCTTCATGAATTCATTGCCCTTTTCGATTTCTTCTAACAGGCGATCCCAATCTTCTTTCCATGTGTCTGGGTTTTCTTCCACCCAACGACATACAGCGTGAGAAAGAGAATTCTTTACTATCGGCTTGGTGTCGCTTTTTAACTCCGGAGCAATGCGGGTATTGTGTTCAAGACCCAAATACTTTTTGCTGAAAGAATCGAAGGTCTCATAAATCCAACGAGCACTCTGCCTTGTTTCCTTACTGGTTTTAACCGTTTTCGGTCTATTGAATTTCATCTGAATCACCAT